CGAACGCGGTGGACTTGATCCGCAGCATCGCGGCAACCTTTACGCGCCGACCGCTGCTGCCATCGTTGGTGATTTCATCTCGAAGGACGAGCTGGACTTTCTGCTCGCCATTGAATGCCGCGACACGCGACACGGTGGCCAGGGCGATGGCAGCATTGAAGCACCGCGAGCCTCTGGCCGACTATTGCAGGAGTGGGCGCACTGGTGGATATCGGCGAACGAGACGCAGCGAGCGCACCTAGAGACATTGGCTGACCGCATGTTCGCCATCGTCGAAAGTCAACCAACGTGGAAGGTCGATGGACCAGTAAAAGTCACGCAAGCCATCTCGAAATACGAGGGCAAGAATCCTCTGAGAAACACCACCAACCCAGACCTCGGCCACGACGCATGGATCCCGTGGCAGGAATCATTCTTGGTTGATGGGTTGACGGCATGGGCGATGATCTGGCAGCGCACCAGCCAGTATGATAAGATGAGCAAGTATCTCGCGCACGCAGTCAGCATTGCAAACACAGTGGTCGATCAAGGCATCATCGAACATCCAACTTGGGGCGCGGTGGTTGTGACCTACGCCAAGTCCAATCTAGGAGGTGATCCGAATCCGTCTGCTTACTTCACTTTGCCGAGAGCAGGAGCAAAAACGACGTTGGAGGGTGATGCCGACATGATCTACGGCGGCATCGGTCTCACCTGGTATTCGGGGGCAATCCTGTGCGCTTCGGCTACAGGAAACCAAAAGGCAATCCGCTTGCGCAACGTCCTTTACTCCCAGATGCGGAATCAACCCGACTGGGAGTGGATGGTCGGAGACCTGAGCTGATGGTTTCCTTACCGGGCGACAACGACCATAAGATTGACTACGTTGAAAAAAACGGTCAGCGTTATCGTGTGGGTGCATCACACCAGTGCTCAACGATCAGTGACGAACTTGTCAACCTAGTTCATGCTCACCATACGAAAGGCCTCGGTAGGCGACGCATTTGGATACTACTAAAATACTTGGGGCACGACATCAGCTTGAGCAGTGTTCGCCGAATTATCTCGGGGGAAGTTCGGGGTCAACTACCCCAAAAAAGCGTAAGCATTTATGACTAATGGACGCGAGCTAAGAAAACCCGGATTTAAAAAAGGCAACAAGCACTGGCAAAAACCGGGCGCAGTAAATACGCGTTTCAAGGAAGGCCATGACAAGAATCGCATCCCTTGCATCTATGACCTAGCGTTACGGAAAGCCGAGCTAGAAGGCTACGATTTACACGAAGCCATCTGGCGCGTAGTCAAAGTATTATTGCTGCAAGCCGAACACGGTGACCTACAGAGCGCGAAGTTAATTTTGGAACGCTTGACGCGCCCCGTGCCGACAGAACTAAAAGTTGAACAAGACGGGCATATTCAAATTGTTATCGACACGGGAGTACCCAAGCGTGCAGACGCGCGCGTAATCAGTATTGAAGAGCCATCGATTGAAATACCCCGAGTTGAAGAGACGAGAGACATTTTTAAATGAGTCGTCAACTATCGATTTCCTACCAACCAAGACGGTGGCAGCGCGAGTGTCATCTCGGGCGCAAGCGGTTCAGCGTTTATGCGTTGCACCGTCGAGCGGGCAAGACCGAGTTGGCGATCATGGAGCTGATCGAAGCCGCGCTAGCTTGTGAACTTGACCTCGGTGTCTTTGTCTATCTTGCACCTTTGCTGAAGCAAGCTGAGAGTGTGGTCTGGCGTCGGTTGCTACAAAAGTTGCAGCCTTTGACGAATGTGCCTGGCACAATCCACATTAACAACGCGGACCTTTCGGTGACGTTCGCGCACAACGGTTCGATGATCCGTTTGTTTGGTGCCAACAACCCAGACGCAATGCGCGGTATGCGTCTTGACGGTGTGGTTATCGACGAGGTTGCGCAGATTGAGCCGATGGTTTGGGATGAGATTGTGCAACCTGCGCTATCGGATCGTCTTGGGTGGGCAATTTTTATTGGCACGCCCAACGGCATCAATCTGTTCAGCCAGTTGTTTTTCTACGCCAAGCGGGATCCGCTTTGGCACGCGGCAGTCTACACGGTTTACGAAACGGACGGAGCCATTGACCCAGTAGAAATTGCACGTTTGCGGCGCCCAGACGTAATGACTGAGACGGCTTTTGCCCGCGAATACTTGTGCGACTTTAACGCTGCCGGTGACGATCAATTGATCTCGTTGGCAGATGCCGAAAACGCTAGCCACCGAGACTACACTGAGACTGACTTTGCGGATTCTCCGCGCATCATAGGCGTTGATCCTGCGCGATTTGGCAATGACCGCAGCACGATTGTGCGCCGCCAGGGTTTGCAGATGCTACCTGCCATCGCGATGCGTGGCATAGACAACATGGAGCTTGCTACGCGCACGGCGAGCCTGATTAACGACTGGCATCCCGACGCGGTATTCATTGATGCTGGCGCAGGTTCTGGCGTGATTGATCGCTTGCGGCAGCTTGGTTTTAATGTGTTTGAAGTTGCCTTTGGCGGCAAGTCATCCGAGCCTACGCTGTATGTGAACAAGCGCACGGAGATGTGGTGGTTGATGCGCGAGTGGCTGCGCGCTGGCGGTGCAATCCCCAACGACATTGCGCTAAAGCAAGAGCTAGCAACACCGTGCTACTTTTTTGACGCGCAGAACCGCCGCGCGTTGGAGTCAAAAGACGACATCAAGAAGCGGCTTAAGGATGGGGCCTCCCCGGATCTTGCGGACGCTCTAGCTCTTACCTTCGCCGCCCCAGTGCTGCGAGCCTCAAAAATAGCTCGCCAGATGATGCAGTATCAGGAGCGTTTTGCTAAAGCTTCTAGCTTGTCAAGCTACAATCGCTTGCGGCACAACCTTAGGGCCCCATAAGGTCCCTATGTCTGTGCTAGCTTTGTGCAAGTGAACACCGGTATTTCCGACCCCACCGATTTTCGCGCTCGCGAACGGGTGCGCCAAGAGCGCACAGATCTTGCTCGCACCAAGCTGGAACAAGAAGCAGGGGACTTCCGTTGGCTGATGTCAGTCGAACGTGGGCGTCGGTTTATGTGGTTGCTCTTGGAGCAAGCCGGAATGGACTTATCGTGTTTCTCGCCAAACGCTGCCGAGATGGGGCGCATGGCGGGAGAACGCGAATACGGATTAAGGATGCAGAAGTTGCTGCGGCAGCACTGCCCTGATCTTTACGTAAAGATGACCGAAGAACAGCTTTGCCCGCAGCAGGCTGTGCCAGCAGGAAAACGATGACGTCGAACGTAATAGCCGGAAACACAACTCAAGGCACAACGACGACAAACCAATCGCCTCCAGTGGCGGCGGGCACGCCAACACCAGTCGCAAGCAGCAATGCTCTTGCGGCGGTGCCAAGCACGCCCGCGCCAACCACTGGGACATTGGTAGGCAAGACGCAGGAAGCGTCTCAGACGGGGGCCAAGGGTGGAGAATCCAAGGCCCCAGAAACTCCGCAAGGATCCCCCGAAAAGTATGCATTGAGCTCCCCAAACGAAAGCGCAGCTTTCGGTATGGGAGTAATGCAGCAATTTGAAGGCATCGCGCGTGAGTTGAATCTGAGCAACGAGTCCGCGCAGAAAGTTATCAATAGTCTAGTTCCCGCCCTTGAAGCGCAGCAGTCGAGTTATTTCACTGAGACGCTTACGGCATGGCGCGAAGCTACGATGAAGGACTCCGAACTGAGCGGTGGCGATGAAGCAAAATTGCAGGTCAACCTGCAACTTGCCGAAAAAGCCATCGATGTGTTCGGTGATGACTCGCTGCGCACGCTACTTGTGCAAACTGGCATGGGCAATCGTGCGGAGATAATCCGCTTTTTTGCGCATGTCGGTAAGACCGTCAGTGACGATTCGGTATCAAAAGGCTCTTCACCGAACATGCGTGACACGCGTGATCCGTTGGAGAAGCTCGCTGATACCTACAGATAACCTTAGAGGAATATAACGATGGCAGCACTTCCGACTACGCGACTCACTCTGGCCGACATGCTCAAGTATCTTGACCCGAAGGGCCGTGGCGCCCCGGTGGTTGAACTTCTCGCACAGCGGGGCATGAAGGAGATTCAGGGATACCTTGGGCTACAGCCAGGTAACCTACCCACGGGCCACCAGTTTTCGGTGCGCACCGCGCTCCCGACAGCCTACCTACGCGACTACAACGATGGTGTCACGCCAAGTAAGAGCGCCACGGCGCAACTTACCGAAGGCATGTCGATTATCGAAGCTTGGAGCGAAGTTGACTGCGCCGAAGCGAAGCTCAACGGCCAGGAAGCTTTCTACCGCGCGTCTGAAGGTGCAGCCTTCATCGAGGCGATGTGGCAGAAATATGTGCAGTTGTTCATGTATGGCAACGCCAAGGCTGACTCAAAAGAGTTCAACGGTCTTGCTACTCGCTTTAGCAGCCTGGCTTCAGGCAACGTGATTGACTGCGGTGGCGCGGCAGGCACGACCAACACCTCGATCTATCTGGTCAACTTTGGCGAAGACTTCTTTGGCATCTACCCGCTTGGTAGCGAGGGTGGCCTACAGAATGTTGACCACGGCAGGCAGATCATTCAGTTCTCCAACGGCAATCGCATGGCGGCATACGTGTCGCAGTATGTGATGAACGCTGGCCTTGTGCTGCGTGACTGGAGACGAATTGTTCGCATCGCCAACATCAACGTGGCCGAGTTGCGCGCGCGTACGGGCACCCAAGCCGTAACCGCAGCAACCAACATTATCTATGCGATGTCTGATGCCACGCAGTTGGTTCCAGACGGCATGGGAACGCGAGTGTTCTTGTGCAACCGCACGGTCATTGCCTGTCTGATGAAGATTGGCCTCGACAAGAGTCAACAAGTAGTCACTATCGAGCAGGGTCTGACCCAGTTCGGCAAGCCTTTCCAGCAGGTGTCTTTCCTCGGCATCCCGCTAATCCCAGTAGATCGTATGCTTAACACCGAGGCCAAAATTGTCTGAGCCTAAGGCTCAACAAGGAGAATAACTATGCTAAGTGACATTAACCTAATTTTGGCGGCCCCTGCGGCGCCCATGTCTGTAGCGTTCACCCCTACCGGAAACTTAACTGCCCCTAGTGTGATATCCGGGGCATCAATTGATCGTCAAGCCAATCAAGACTTTGGAGCTGGCTCCACGATGTCTTTGGTGTTCAATACCGAAGCCACGGTGGTCCCCGGTAAAAATGACGTCGCAATTGCTACTACAGTGGTTAGCGGCAGTGCTTTTGTGTTTGGTAGTCACGGTCTTACAGGAGGAAGTCCTGTTGTTTTGCGAACTACCGCATTAGACCCCGTTCTTGGAAACTTTACAGGGGGTACTACCTATTACGTTGTTAGAGCGGACTCAGGTAACATAGCACTGGCATCTACATTTGCTAACTCGTTGACGACTGCTACAGCTATAGTAACAGCTACGACTTCTTCGTTAAATCTAACTACGCTGCCTACGCTTGAGTTTCAAATCATCACGGCAGAGGACGCAGCGTTAACTAAATCAGTGCGAGTCGCAGGCAGTTCGGGGCCTATCCCAGTTAACGTGCCTAGGCAAATTAGCATAGATAGTAGTGTTGGTGTTGAAACAGCAGGAGTGGTTTTAGCTGCCGCAGACCAGTATGAAACAGGCACAGCCATTGTTTTTACTTTTACAGGTGGTACTATTAGCCCACTTATTAGCGGAGCAGTTTATTACGTTACTCTCCCAACAACGGCAGGTTTTAAAGTCGCTACAAGTTACGTAAATGCTCTGGCAGGCATTTTCCTTGACCTAGGCACGCCATCAGGTATTACAACCCCCATCACTGTAAAAGTGGCAGATAACATGTTGGTCCTTGCAGGGCCGCAAATTTTTGTCGATTTCAACCCGCGAGCTATGGGTCCTAATGTAGGACAGCAATACATCGGTGCTCGCATCGTGCCGAGTTTGCCCCTAAGTGCGGGTTCCTTTTCGGCAAAGTTTACTATGGACGTAGACTCCGCTGTGGGCGGGCGTGGCGTAAGGGCTTATACTTCAGGTTACACAATCTGAAATTTGTGCGCCGCCTAATACGCGGCGCACTTTCCAAAGGTTCAACATGATACGCGATTCTTTTTTGACCGTGTGTTTAGATAAGAAGCCGACACTGCCTAGCTCCCTGCATTCAATTTTAATTACTGGTGGTATTATCTATGCGGTTCCTGTGTTCTACGCACTCCCATCGGAAAATTTAAACACTGTAATCGACCTACAAGTCCCTACGGATTGGGGGCAAGGCAACCCTTTAACCGCGCGGTTTGAAATCAGCACAACTTTTACAGCTACGGGTGCGACAGATACCAAGTATAAGTTTAACTTAGCGGTAGTTGCTTATGATTTAAACGTCTTTCCCCCCACTGAGGCAGATATAGCTTCAGCGACCACAATGGCGGGAGCAATGGAGAATTTTTTGAACCTACAGGTTCTTAACGACACTAAAGGTCGTTGTCTTGTACAAAGCCGCGATCTATTGATTTCACACCTGACCAAAGGGACTGTGATTGAACTACCTATTCCGCAACAAGCAGATTCAAGTGTTAAGGGGCGAAGGTTTTTGTCTTTAGGGATGTACATAGCTAATGTTATCGATAATACAGCACCTACAAATTTTAACGCTGGTGGGATTAACGCTTTCTTGCTGCCACATTCGCAAGGTCCAACCACGCACCACACTTCCGGTTTTGCCGTTGCTGCCGGTGGAGTTTAACGTATGAAAGTTCGCGCCAAGCAAGATGTCTACATTAACGGCTACCGTGAAAAGGGTGCCGTGTTTGAATATGAAGGTCCGCCGGACACTAACCTTCAGCGTGTCCACAACGACGTTCCCGCAGGCCCACCACCCGCACCTTTAAAAGTGAAGGGCGATGTGCGTGCGGATGTAAAACGTGATGACGCTCCGCAGGAAGACCTTTTCGGCTAAACGGATAAAACATGCCCCGACGCTTTGCTACGCAATTGTCGGACGATTACGACTACGCTATCGTCTGGTGGGGGCAGTCAGTTGCACGCCCTTGGGGCTTGTTGACTGAAGGAGTTGCGGCAATGCCCGAGCTTGACCGGCGAGGCCTTGCCGGTGGACCCTTAGTTGCAACTTACATCACTGGTCCCACAGGTACAACTGGGTCTAGGGTCAGCAAGATTTTTGTAGCGCTACCGTTAAACAACGGTGAATGGCCGGGGGCTAATTTGCGCATAGGCTTGGCTAGCGCACCAAGTGTAGGTTACGGCACAGTGGTCTCAAACACTGGCGGATACGTTCTGACCACGGCACAAAACTTAAAAACCTCACAGTATACGGCATCGGCCAATTCGTTTGCGTTTGCTAGTAATAATACGCTTACTCTCGGCGGACCGTCGCCTGCGTGGCCCACCACTGAACTTGTCGGTATCGTAGTTACAGTTGTTGATACTACTACTACTACTACTACTACTACTTACACCGGCACAATTACGGCAAATACGGGTAATGTGCTTACTATCGCTTGGGTCGGGACAGTCCCTTCCAACGCTACAGTTTCTACTATTACGTGGACGCTAAATCTAAAAGGGGTTTTAATAGCTAACACTGCTGGTTTGTTTACCCCTCGACTATTTGCCATTGGTGTAGACAGGATACTTGAGCAAGCAGTTTTAATACCCAATCTAGGTATTGGTATAATTGAATCTGCTACACCCAGCACTTTGCGGCTGTCAACGTTGCGTAATCATGCAGGTAGTACAACTGATGTTATAAACACCGTTACCACCTTTACAATTGGCAACTGTGTTACCGTTTCTTGGTTTGGGACTGCGGGCGAGCCAGCGGCAACGACGTCGGCTCAAAACTGCTACCTGACGCGGGATGATTATGAGAGCTGGAAGACTTACGAAAACATTGACGTTCTTACGCCGTATCAGCCTGAAGTACTGAATACGGATTCCTCGGGGCCAAATATCCCCTACCCCACAGGAGTCGTGACGCCCACAACGGTGCCAGGATTTACCCTCCCCGCAAACATTACGAGCTACGAAGACCTCGGTTTGTTTTTACCGTTCACGCTTTTTGAAGGTATTTCTGGAGCTGGAGCCTTCGGCACGCTTAGTTCGGCAACAGCGACAACGGCAATAACAGCGGATAACACACTTATTACCAACCAATTAGTGGGGGGTTTTATTCGCTGCAACAACAGTATTGGTCGCATAGCGTCAAATACCGTCGACACAATTACTTTAACTAGTGCAAGCTGGACGCCTATTACTCCTTCAGGCACTCTAAAATTTCAAGCTTGGCTAGGGCATTTCAACAGCAACCCGCACGCTTTGCTTGAAGGTTTTCGCTACCCGTCAAATGACATGCTGCCTGCGGGTCCTGCGGCAATTTCTTTTTACAACCCCAGCCAAGGTGTGATTCACAATAATGTTCTTGGAAGCAAAATCTTAGGCGGCAATGGCACAGCCGACAAGGTCTACAACGAATACAGTTATGGCCTCTTTAGTAAAGATACGCATTTCGGCCAAATGCTGCCTTTTGCATACCGCGTAGCTGGGGCATTAGGACGCAAAGTCAGCATGATCCATTTAGGGATCAACAGCGCGGGGCAGATACTTAGACAAAGACAAAACTTTTTTGGCTTCCCCGGCAAAATCGGCTGGTGGGACCACAACAAGTATCTTGATTGGACTCCTGGTAACCCTACGGGTTGCGCTGCGCGTTTACGCAAGTTGATCGAAACGATTGCTGTAGCTGCGCAAACTGCTCGCGCCAACGGGCGCAAACTTAAGATTCTTGGAATCGTCGGCGACCAAGGTCAAGCGGACGCACTGAGTTCCGAAGGGCGTGAGACTTTTAAAGATAACCTCCCTGCTTTTTACGCGTGGCTTCGCAAGGTAATTCAAGACGCAGGATTATCCCTCTACCCAACGGCTTCACAAATCCCAGTGGTGCATGCCAACATCGCGCATTCACCGTATGAGTTTGAGGGTATAGTTCCTAACTATGAGCTGTTTACTTTTAAAGGTGACGGCAAAAAGTTAGTCAACGCTGCCATTGATGACTTGGCTGCACGCGACGGTTTTGCGGCAACGCACCTTGTGGACGATTCGGTATCCCTAAAGCTCAGCTATGACCCTTTGCACCTCAATGGCGTTGGTGAAGTTGTTCACGGCCTACGCAAGGCGGATTCGTTTCTTGCGCTGCTGGATGCCACGCTCAGCTTTTGCGGTTTTGATGAGAAGGTGCAAGCTTCTGCGGTGGACCTTTGCAACATTGCGCTGTCGCACGTTGGCGATGCGGGGCAGATCACCTCGATCAACCCTCCAGACGGCAGTCCGCAATCCTTGCACTGTGCGCGTTTCTACCCCGCAGCGCGCGATATGGTGCTAGCACTGCGGCCTTGGACCTTTGCTCGCAGGCGCGCAACGCTCATCGAAGTGACGAACACGCGCACCGAGTGGGACTTTGCCTACGCGGTGCCGCTCGACATGCTGATGCCGACCGCCGTGACGGCCAACGACGCTACCGACGACAACATTGCCGGGGCATCATTCCTTGCTCCTGCGCCGTCACCTCAAGTGCAACCGCGCAGGCAGGTAGAACCCACTGGCTACGTGCCGCAGCCGTATGTATTGGAACGTGATGACGCAGGTTACCGCGTCATCTACACGGACCAAGCGTCCGCAAACCTGCGCTACCAGGCTCGCGTCACCGATGCGACCGAGTTTCCCCCGTTGTTCCGGCTTGCCGTTAGCTACCAGCTGGCTGCGTTGCTAGCAGGGCCGCTAGTAAAGGGAGACGTTGGGCGCACCGTTGCGGAACAGTTTATGAAGATGCTGATGCTTACCGTGGCTCAAGCCGCCGACACGGATGCCACGCAGCAGAGAACCCCTGTCAAACCGATCAATCCTTGGATTTCTAACCGCAGATAATTTATGCCGACCCAACGCACGTTGCAGCAATCGCTGGTCAGCGGTGAGATTGTGGCCACAATGTTTGGTCGGGCAAATGATCCGCGGGTCCAGGCCGCAGTCGCAAAGTGCTCCAACTTTATTGTGCGCCCGCAGGGGAGCGCACGCACGCGACCAGGCACACAGCACGTTGACACTACGCCCAATACTAGCCCCCTAGGTAAGGTGCGCGTAATCCCCTTCAAATTTGGAACTAACCAAGAACTCGTACTCGCGCTTGGGAATAAACCCGCAACAGAAACTTTGTCTTCGTTAACAGGTTGGCTACGGTGCTATTCCCAAGGCGCACCTGTGCTCTATGCAAAGCCAACTTTAAGATATATACCTAGGCAAACGATATATACGAACGCTAGTACTAGTTTACTTGACACGTTTGCTACCACTAACCAGCATTCAATTAAGAACGGTCAATCGATAGCCTTTACGCAAATTTGCAGCGATGCTTCGTTTTTGGGGGATGGACTTCAATATAAACCCGCCAATGTTAGCGCTGCCACTCTAATCTCTATAAGCGGTCAGCAATTTAAAGCTGTAGTAAGCCCCACCAAAGCTCAGTCGGTCACTTTTTCCAGACCGAATATTACAAACACTAGCGTTTCTACGGTTGTAACTTTAACAACTTCGGGGGCGCATGGATTATCAGCGGGAGAGGCCTTTACTTTTTCTGGCGTTCTTGCAGCAACAGTTTTTTCCAATGTTACGCCTGCTGTAGACAGACTTTATTACGTCAGTGTAGTGACAAGTCCAACTACCATAACTTTTGCTTCCGAGGCCGCTACCGCATTAACGTCTCCGGTTGTAAGTGAAGCTAATACATTCCCCACAAACATTTTTATTGCTCAAGCTAGTGATTTCCAAGTTATTGGCGTTATCAATATAACGTCAACTGCAAGCAGCAACACTCTTAACTTTGGAGTTTCGTTACCTACGGCTCTAGCCGCGGGCACAGCCTTTAAATTTAATGTGACGGGCACTGTGCTACCTTCAATAACATCAAGTCCGGCTCTTACCATTTACGATGTTTACTATGTATTAAGCAGCGGCAGCAGCACTACAGGTTTTAGTTGTGCCCGCGCTGCTAGCGGTACGGCTTTATCTTTTTCAAATGCTATTTCGGCAGGCATTACTATATGCAAAGAACTCTCTGTTACTATATCGACATCGACATCGACGATATCGGCTGCAATACCTCCCGATCTGTTAATTGGCACAGCCTTTAATTTTACAGCCGCAACTTTTCCCGTTGTTGACGGTGTCACTGTCCTCGTTAGCGACGTTTTCTATGTGCTATCTTCCACTGCTACTAGCATAACTTGCAGTAAAACACCGATTAACGGTGCAGTAGTTACTTTTAGTAGTGCTGGGGCAACCGTTAAAATTATCAGGCTTGCTCCGAATTCTTGCGCTATGTCAACGGGCTGGCTTCCTGTTACCAGCGTTCTTGTGTATAAAAAATCGGTTGTTGTTAACAGTATTACCCTACCTACCGGTTCTGGCCAGCCTCTCCAGTTTGAAACTACAAGCCCCCACGCCCTAATTACGGGAGAACAGATAACCTTCACGCACAAAAACGTAACCCCAAGTTCCGGGACGGAATGCTTTATTGGGGCTACCCGATTAGCTGGAGGCGTTTATTTTGCAATACCGAGCAGCAACAATATTACCCAATTTAAGATTGCTTCTTCTGCCGCTGACGCAATTAGAGGCACTGCTCTAACTGGCCTACTTGGAACTGTTGCCTCAGGATCTACGAGCGTATTTAGTAGCCCTACACCGGTTACGTTTATTGACGAGCCAACAATATTGCAAACGTATTCTGCGTTATCTAATCCGGCAAACCCGCACCAACTAGTTACGGGAGACCCTGTAGTATTTAAAAACTCTGAGTTATCTTATCCTACACTCACTCGGTCACCTATTCTTGCATACACACCACCGATCCCCAGCATTGGAGTGGAAATAAGTAATGCGGGTAAAGTATTCTACGCGGTAAAGATAGATGACTACAGTTTCCACATTGCTAGCACTCAAGCTCTTGCCCTAAGCAACTTAAAATCTTCTTTTTTACCGCTGGATCCGGGCCGAGCCTCCGGCCTCACAACCCTTTACCACAGTGTTAACAAAGGCGACCTTGTATTACACGAAGCCACCACTACAAGTATAAACAATAGTGTCTATTATTGCGTAGTGCCGCCCATCGCAAACCTAGAATCTACAGAAGCCCAAAGTATACCTGGCATCAGTAATTCCACTTATTGGTATAAAGAGCCAGGCAATGTATTAACGGTAACTTTTAGTTCTAATTCAATAACGTGTACAGGTACGGAGGCCGAACTAACCAACTTAACTTTGCATCATGGTGACCCGGTTACGTTTTCATCTACCGCAAGCACGCTACCTACGGAATTAGTTTCAGGCACGGTTTACTTCGTGCTTGACGCCGCAAGCACTACAACCACGCGAACTTTTAAAGTTTCGGCAACGCCGTTTGGTCCGGCTCTGGCTCTTAGCAACAGCAGTGCGCCCACTAATTACGCCCTTGTTAACGCGGTTTACGAGTGCCCGCATGCGTTTGCCAATGCGGATTTGATGGACCTTACCTACGATCAGTCGAATGACATTGTATCGTTAGCCCATCAGAACTACTCTCCAAGCGAGCTTCGGCGTAGTGATGCCACTCAGTGGGTGCTAAATACGGTTGTTATTAAGCCTGTGTTGCAACCCCCAGTATTTGGAGACGGCAACATCACCGTGTTTAACGGTGAAGGGCTTAAAATCACGGGTTTAGCCCAAACCGGTAGCGGATTTACTGTCTCAACGGTTAGCGCGCACATGTACGTGTCAGGGGTTACGGAAGTCTATATCTCAGGCTGCGAGCCTGGACTTCTTTCAGGCCAATACATTGTTAGACTCGCATTACCTCCTCTTGATTTTACCCTGCAAGATCCAGAAAGCGGCGCCCTTATTACGGGGACAACACTAGCTTCAACTAGTCTTCCAAACGGGCGTGTGCGGCAAGCTAAGCTTTCAGGGGACCGAGACAATTTTTACGTTGTCACATCGGTAACCGCAGATAACAACGAAAGTCTTGCCAGTAGCGTAGGGTTTGCCTTATGCAACCTCGACGTAAACGGTTCAAAGAATACGCTGTCTTGGGCTGCCGTAGTTGGAGCCGAACGCTACCGCGTGTATCGCAAACTTGCAGGTTTGTTTGGCTACATTGGGCAGTGCGCCGAGCCTAAGTTTATTGATGACAACATTGACCCGGACCTTGGTATCTCCCCACCAATACTTGATTCGTCGCTGACGAAACCAAGCGCCGTAGGCCACCACGACCAGCGTCGTGTCTGGGCAGGCACCCCCGAAGAAACGCAGTCTTGTTGGTTTACTAAAACAGGCACCGAAAGCGACCTTTCTTTTTCGCTGCCAGTGCTAGAATCGGATCGTATCAAGCTAGCGGTAGCCTCGCGTTCTCGCAGCACCATTCGCCACATCATCTCGCTAGAGTCAATGCTTTTGCTGACCGATGCTGCCGAGTATCGCGTCACCCCTACGGGGAATGGCATAATCTCACCGTTGTCTGTTTCGGTGCGCGCGCAAAGTTACGTTGGTAGTAACTTTGCGCACCCGGTGCTAATCAATAGCAACCTAATTTTTGCCTCTGAACGTGGAGGTCATCTTTTTGAGATTGCTTTTAGGTCCGATGCGCAAAGCTTTTATCCAGGCAATCTATCCTTGCGTGCAGCGCACTTATTTGAAAACCGTCGCCTTGTTGACATGGCCTGGACTAGAGCACCCCAACCCGTAATTTGGACCGTTAGCAACAACGGGCAACTGTTTGGACTCACCTATGTGCCGGAAGAGCAAGTCGGTGCCTGGCATCAACATTCTACCGCAGGCACGTTTGAATCCGTTGCCGTGATTACGGAAGGTGATGAAGACCGAATTTACGTTGTCGTAAAACGTGACGGGGTGCTGCGTGTTGAGCGTTTTGCGTCTCAAGTGTTCACTTCAAGACAAAATAGCTTCCAAGTGGACGCGGGAGTGACCTTTACGGGGCCAGCTACAAAGGTCAAAGGTTTGCGCCACTTAATCGGCAAAACGGTCTCCCTGCTTGTGGATGGCAAAGTGCAACCGCAAAAGATCGTTGATGCTAACGGTGAGGTCACGCTCACTACCGCGGCAAGCACAATAGCGCACGCGGGTTTACCTTTTGTTGCTCAGATTGATACGCTACCCCACGCTATGCAAATTGACGCGGCAGGGCACAGTCGCCAAAAAAACCTTGCACACGTCTACGTTCGCGTTAAAGACTCGGCTGCATTTTTAGGTGGTTCTCTCGGAGGGACCCTGTGGCCAAGTGACCCACACGGAGAAGTCACTGATGTTATGACCGGAATGGTAGAAATTACTGCCACTGGTTCTTGGTCCTACGATGGTCAAGCAACGCTGCAAGTTGTTGAACCGTTGCCCGTTGAAGTCACTGCCATCGTGCTCGAAACTGAAATAGGAGGCTAGTTATGCCGTATCAATCCAGCCAAGGCCAAAACCCTAGCGCATCCAATTCGTTTTACGTATTGCCCAGTTGGGCGCAGACCGGCGGGTCTAGTCGCGTGATGGGTTTTGGTTCCGGTCCAGCTGTTGCGGGGCCCGACGTTAGTGCTCAGGGCAGCGCTGCTTTTGGTGCTTTTATGGCCGCTTCAGGCGCTGCGGAGAAAGCTATTGGTGCCTACTACGGGGCAAAAACGCAACAATACGAGCTTAACTCGCGAGCTTCTACGCTGGAATTTGAAGGTTCGCAATCGCGCGTTGACGCTGAAATGGCTGAAGTAGATGCGCAAAGCATTCTTGCAGCAGGCCGTTTTGACAAAGGCATGCGCTCGCTCAATTATGCACAAGAAGCTGGTATGCTCAAAGCGGGCACAGCAGCTTCAGGAGTTGAGATTGGTGTTGGCAATGCGGCAGAAGCCGAGGCAAGTCTTGAGCTATCCAAGCGCATTGATATGTTGACCGTAACAACAAACACTTTGCAAGCCGCAGGTCAATCCCGCATGCGTGGAGCTCAACTTAAAGGCCGTGCGTTGCTCAACGAAGCCAGTGCTCGAAACATGCGCAGAAGTGCTAAACTAATTAGCCCTGGACGCGAATTAGCGAAGTCGCTTTATGGTTCTGCCGGACAAATTGCTGGGTCCTTATTGATGGGGGGTGCCTAATGCCTCGCGTTCCGCTACCGCAAGTTGCACAAGATCCTTCACGTACGCCAGCGTCCCCTGGTAGTCAATACTCAGCCCGCGTGTTGCCGATGCCTGATTTAGGCATTAACGAACAAGCGATGCGCTCGGGGCAAGCGGGACTGAATTCTGGGCTTAGCCTTTTCGCTAGCGCGCAAAAAGACATTGATGAAGGTATAGTCAAAGACCGTGCAGGTCTTCTTGCAGATGGTTACCGGGGAGTATTACAAGACCCCGAAAAAGGGGGCGGTTACCTAAATCAGAAAGGCTACAATGCAGTCAACGGGCGCACCGGTGCTTTGCAAAGCATGAGTAGTTTGCGCAAATCCCTAGAAGCAACTCTTGAGACTACTCGCCAACGTGACGCTTTTGCACAAGTAGCTAACGCTGCAACTTCGCAAGCTGAAAGCCACATTGACCAACATTACAATAGAGAAGCTCTAGTATTCAACCTTTCGCGCACTAGCTCGCTCGCTACCGCGCGCCAAAACGACTGGGTTTCAACCGGCAGCGAAGAAAGCAAAGGTGCGATGGTTGGTCAGATCACTGAGGCCAGCCGGATGTTAGGCGACCCCGAAGCAACGCGCGCTGAAAAAATATTGGATGCTTTGTCAAAAGGACATGCAGCCCGAATAATGGCCGCGCTGACGACCGACAGTATTGGGGCAGCTAAAATGTTTAACGCTGCCCGCGAAGCAAAAGAGCTTGACCCCAATACTGAACAACAATTGCAACAGCGGATCAGCATAAAGGATACCGCCGATTTCAGTCAACGGCTTGCCAATGCACTGACCACACCGAAAAAAGTAGAACCTACTAAGCTAAGTTCGTTTTCTGATAACTTTCACTTGCAGGATAAACTTCAACTTGAAGCAGATGATAACGCTGTTGTTGAAGTTGAGCGACGCTTTAATCTACCTGACAATGATCCAGCTCATATAAATCTTGAAGTGCGTGACGCAACGCTGAAGCGCATTGAAGCTGGCGCTAAGCAAAGACTAGAAGGGCATCAAAAACAAGCAGAAGCTGCCCTCAATGAAGGTACTCGCTGGCTTAACGAGCATCCTAACGACAGTTTTGAGTTCCTCAAAAGTGATAATCCAGAACTTTGGCAACGGGGCCTAGCTTATGACATGACTGATAACTGGGCCACATACGCTGAAAAGCGCAACTTCACGGATGATCCCAGAAAGGAAGCCGAGTTTCGGGATACATCACCATCCGAACTTGAAGGTTTAAATTACGCAACGTGGCGTCTGGAAAATGTTAGCAACTTTACTCCCTCAACTCTTAATCTATTGTCGGAAAGGATATTAGAAGCGCAGGGGAGAGAGCCTTCGTCGGTTGCCGCAGCTGGCCAAAAACTTGTTGACGACGCAATAAACCAGTCGATGTATGCCGTGGGCATTGCAAATATAGACCCCACAGCCGACGACATACCAGGCTTACGGAATACACAGGATAATATATTGCTTCGTCAACAAGCGCAAAGACGAGTAAACACTTATCGGGCTAACGCGAGACGGCTAATAGCTCAAGACTTGCGTTTGCCTTCAGGGCAAAGAATAGGCTACGCTGAAGTTCTTAAACGCATGGAAACCGCACCGCTGACACGCGGTGGGGTGAACCTCTGGGCCTTGAGTCCACTCGACAAGAAAGACGCGGAAAACGCGGCTGTAGTAACCAACGCTACAAATAACAACGAGATAGTATCTTTGGAGAAGCTAAATATAACTGATGAAAAGCTGCAAGCCGCCCAAGCAGAGCTAAAAGGAAAAAATAGAAACTTCACGGTACAAGATGCCGTTAACGTAATAATGTTAGGGCGACAAGCAAATGAGAACCAATTAGTTAATGACGCCGTTAGTTATGTACAAAAAAATATGCCTAACGAAGTATTAACAGAAAGCAAAACAACTTTTTTTAGCCTTTTGGCAGTTGCCACAGTAACCGGCCTTCCCGAATCTACAATTGTTGCTCAGCTAGGAGATGGTGATAGGCCACCCCGTTATGGGACAGACGTAATTATTCCCAGAAAAGGTTACACAAAAGAAACTTTTAAAAAACTATTAATAGATCAAGTGGCTAAAGAGCAAGGCGCACCGCTTGAAAAGCCGTCTACTAAGTTTGATACGCCAGAAGCTCTAAACGCGCGCCAAGATGAAGTGTTAACAAACCGTTTTAACACGCGGCTTAGAAACGTGCCGGTAGTAGAAGTAGCGGCTCAAGACTCAGACGGTAAAGCTATAAAAGTCCGCTCAGTATCCATGAGTAGCATTGCCAAAATGAGCCTTGCTGACCAGTTACGTTCCATAAATACAGGGTCGGATAAGGTGGATGTTAAAGACTTGCAAAACAGCTTAACCGATCAACTCCAAGACCGTGGCGTGTTTGGCGAATTCCAAGGGGGTCTAACTCTTGCAGCTGTAGCAGCCGAAACAGGCTTAAGCGAAAAAGAAGTGGTCGCTAAAGTAGGCCGCCCCCAAGTGCCATACGTGGGTCCCGCTTTTGGCCCAGACAGGGGTGTCTATAGCGTCGCACAGCTACAAAGCTTAGACGAGCAAACGTCCAAAGTTGCTAACTTGTCGCGGGACGAACTAGTTCCGGTGGAGGAAGTACTTGCCGCCTTTTTATACTTAGCAAAAAACCCAAAACCAGCAGCCGGTCAACCGTGGACACGGGCCCCCGGGATTGCCAACCGTCGCCCCGTATGGCAGGCCCCACCTAATAAAGGCGAAGATAAGCCCCATCGCAACAGTGTTAAACCTAAAATGGGTGGGTTTTAAAAGCCATGCTACCGCCGATAAACGATATTACACCCGAGCCCGAAATTCTTACCGAGCAGGCTGATGCCATTGCATTGACGGCACCGCAAGAGACGCAGCCGCTGCAAGACACGCAACCGCTGCAAGACACGCAACCGCTGCAAGACACGCAGCCGCTGCAAGACACGCAGCCGCTGCAAGACCTGCAAGACACGCAACCGCTGCAAGAGCTGCAAGAGCTGCAAGACCCGCAAGACCCGCAAAAGACACAAAAACCACTAGGCGAAAAGCCCCCTGGAGAACCTCGCGACACCTACGTAGCGCTGATAGAAGCCGAAGCAAAAAAAGAAGCTCTTGCCGCAAACAAGCGGCTAATGCTGGCGTTTGAAGCAGCAAGCAAAACAGACCCTGTTTTGGCGGGTCAAATTCAGCAAAAAGCGAAAGCGTTGGGTTTAACTCCTGAACAAGTTAAAGCAAACCCTGAAGAAGCGAAAAAGTGGGCTTACGAACAAGAAGCACACAGGCTAGAACTTCAACGGCTATTTCCAATAACGCATGGCTTTTTGGAAAAAAAAGAACATGCACTAGTAGCCGTAGATGACATGCGGGATCTCACAGGTATAGAAAGCTTTTTTAAAACCTATTTTAAAGACCCCTGGACCAAAGGTGCCCTTACGAACACGCGAGGATATGAAGGCTCGCGATTAGCAACAATGGAGCTGCGCGGTGAAAGCGCCAGCAACGATGATCTTGCAAACCTCAATTGGCTCAACTCTCAACTGCATACGATACCGGAGCCTGAAGGTTTTATAGCCAACACTGTAAACATCTTGGGCCAGATGTCCGGGACAATACCTATAGTTATAGGCGCGGGCTTAGCCGGTGCTGAACTTGGCGCGCTAGCTACACCTGTGGGAGCGGCGCTAGGAGCCACAATCGCAACAACAACCGCCATATTTACGCAATCGGCTTTAATCGAAGGGGGTAACTTTTATGCCGACGCGATTGAGCTTGGACTTGACCCTAAAACTTCGGCGTATAATGCCCTCGGTGTTGCTGCCGTAAACGGCGTCTTAGAAACAGTTGCTACCGAATTAACACTGGGCATCGGTGGCTTTTTCCGGCGAGCAGCTAAACGCCAGCTAGCTACTGCCGTAGCGGCTGAGATGACGGTGCGCCCAACATTTAACCGCAGCGCCGTAAAGTTTGCCCAGCGTTGGGGTAGGGGTATGCTAGCCGAAGACGCTACGGAAATTACGCAAGAGGTCAGCAGTATCGTGGCTGAAGGTAACGCAAGACGCGCAACGGAAGGCGTAGACCCAGAAGTGCCCGATGTTGGCAAGCGACTAGCGCATATTGCAATCAAAACGGCCCAGGGTATGGCACTGATCGCTGGTGTTGGCCCCGGCGCCCGTTTTATTGGAGATATGCGCAGCGTGAAAAACGCAAAAGCCACGCAAGATTACTTGAACGGTGTGGCGGCAAGAATAAATGCACTTCCGCTGCGCACAAACGACCCCGACGCCGCAGAAAGTTTTGTCCGCGAAAACGCCAAAAACACGACTCCTAATTTATACGTTCATAAGGATGATCTGCAAAAGGTAATCGAAGGCCTTAGCGCAGACCCTGAACAGCAGAAACTTGCGTTAGCACAATTGCAGGGGATAGTGCCTAACCTGGAAGAACAAAAAAACAATAGCGATTACGTCATAATACCAATTGAAAAAATGGTGCCTATGGCAGGGAGCAAACTTCAAATTGCTTTGCAGCCGCACATGACGTTATCGCCCGGTGATACTACCGCAGCAGAAGCCGAGGTATTAAACCAAAATGCTCCTGAACGGGTAAAAGAAGCTATTGCTTTTCTTGAAAAAGCAGCTGCCGAAGACCTTGATACTTTTAACGCAACCAAGCAGGTCGAAAATGATATGTCTGCTGCCTTGGTTGCATCTGGCCAGACACAAGAAGACGCAAATACGCTCGGTTTAATCTACAGCCATAGAATCGCACTTATTGCGAGAGAGAAGCAAATATCAATAGCCGAAGCGCAGCAAACACACGGGGTTTCCATACGCTACGACAATACTGAATCTGAGGCTTCGCAAGTTCAGCCCGAAGCCGCGACTAATGCGACAGCGGAGCAGATGAGTGAAAGCGTAGCCCCAGCAACCGAAATCTCGCAAGTTCAGCCCGAAGCCGCGACTAATGCGACAGCGGAGCAGATGAGTGAAAGCGTAGCCCCAGCAACCGAAATCTCGCAAGTTCAAACACCGGAAGCAGCCACCCCAGAAGCCGCAGACTCAAAAACGCTATCTGACGAGCAGTTAAAAACTGCGGCTGCAGCGATTAAACTGACGCCGGAAGAATCGGCGGCACTTAAAATCACTTTGTTGAAGGGCGTAGAGAATCGCGGAGGCGGAATTTTCTTTGTCCCCGAAAAGTTGATGACTCCAGCGCGAAGGAAGAAAATTCAACGCGGTGGAGATGCCGTTCTAGTTAAAGATTGGGCCGATGTCACGGGAGTTCAAACTGATCGAGGCTACGCAATTCTGGACAGGCGCAAAAGCATAGCCGCAAGGAATGCGGGCGCACCCAAAACAGGGCTGCTATTTCGGGTGGGAGACGAAGACACATCCGAAACAGCCGATGCAAAGGCAAAGCAACCAGCTTTCTACTCGCGCCTGAGTCGCACAGTCGAGCAATCGCAGCAGAACAAGGCATCTGGCGCGCAGTGGAAAGCCACGATCAAGGGCAGCAAGCTGGGCGCGAGCCCGGGCGAGATGGAGTTGGTCGGCGTCCAAGATTTGGAGGACGGCAAGAGCTACACGAAGCAGGAGGTTTTGGACTACCTCAAGGCCAACGAGATAGTGGTGAAGGCTGTGACGCTGGGGGGCGAAGGCCAACTCTCACAGGAAATGATAGCCACGCTTGGGACTGAGTTGCGTCCAAGTTCAGCGGAAGGGTGGGCCGACATCGCCAAGCAATACGCCGAGCTTGCCAACAAGTTTGAGGCGCACTCACCAAATGCTCCCGCCGTTGCTCGATATCGGCGCATCGCAGCGGAAGCGGATGGCCTTTCTAAATCAGAAGCTCAACCAGCGGGCGAAACCCAATTCTCCAATTTACAACTCCCCGGCGCCGTCAAGGGCAGCTATCGGGAAGTGTTTCTGAAAGGGCCGAAAAGGGAAACCATATTAACCGACGCAGAAGCAAGGGAGATGGAGCACATAGCGGAGAAGGACAGAATGTACGGGGAAGTCAGCATGGGCGACGACATCCGGTTTAATTTCTTGAAAAACAAGAGGTCCCCGACATGGCGCGACGGTCACCCTCAATACTCCGACATAGCCGATCCAATTGTGCGCTTGAGGCTAAACGAGCGCATCACGCAAGACGGCAAGCGGATGCTGTTCCTCGAAGAAGTGCAGTCTCCGCAGGGCGAAAAGTGGCACGAGGTAAACGGCAAGACGTTTGAAGGTGAAGGTTCGTTTGAACGAGCGACCGCCTACGCCAAGGAGACTGGAGGCAAGGTGGAGAAAAAGTATTCCGGCGAGTTCGCCAAGATGCCCGAGCTGTTCCAGAAGAACCGGAACGAGATTGCTTTCAAGTGGGTGTTGCGTTACGCGGCGGAGAACGGGTTTGGTGCGGTGGGCTGGACCACGGGCGAGCAGCAGGCGGAGCGGTATGAATTGAGTAAGCAGGTGGAACAGATCGTAGTTCACCAGAAAGTCAATCAGACAACAGACGAGCAGACGCGCAGCGTATTTATCCAAGTCCCCGCTGGCGATGGACAAATAACGCTAGAAGTTAACAATAATGGAATAATTGACACTTCCGACGCCAGCCACCGTGGGCTAATTGGCAAGCGGCTTGATGAAGTAATAGGCAGAGACATGTCTCAAAAGATTATGGACGCCAAGAGCGGCACAATCTTTTCAGGCGAAGATCTCAAACTCGGCGGCGAAGGCTTGAAGAAGCTCTACGACGTAGAATTCCGCAACATCGTCAACAACCTGCCAGCGGTGAAGAAGTCCGGGCAGAAGGTGGGGATGAGCGAGCTTGGCCAGAATCACGACGCATCAAATAATGAACGCTTTGAATCTAAGCAGCGCGCAATCGAAGTATTGCGTAGAGGCGGGGAGATTTTCGGAGTTGATAAATACGGCCATGAGATTTCATTAACTTCTGAAAATCACCTATACGAAGCCGAGTTAGATGATGGGCCATTCCAAAGTTTTATTCTTGGAGACAAACAACCAAACGCTGCCATCCACTCCCTCACCATCACCCCCGAAATCCGCGATTCCGTCATGGGCGGGCAGGCGTTGTTTCAGAACAAGAAAGGTTTTTTCAACATCGCAACGCGAGAGCTTGTGTTATTCGGGCCCAAAACCGGTGAGAGTGCAGACGCATTTACCGTGCTGCATGAGCTCAGTCACTTTTTTACGCTCTCGACCCTAGCACTTGCAACCGAAGCGAACGCTAGCACGAGCATTAAAAACGACGCCGACATATTGCTGCGCTGGTTTGGTATTGCGAGCGACACTGCGGAAGGAAGGCTTGCCGCTTGGCACAGTATGCCCTTTGCGGAGCAAGAGCCGCATCACGAAGCCGTAGCCTATAATTTTGAAAACTACGTATACGACGGTGTTGCTCCCAGCGAAGAACTTAAAGGTGTGTTCCGCAGGTTGAAGCAATTCATGCGCGCGGTCTATACGTCAATACGTGACAATCTAAACGAAAACTACCGCAAGCTATTTGGCCGTGACCTACCAAGCAGCACGCCAGAATTACAAGCGTTGTTTAATCGGTTCCTAGCTTCCGAAGAGCAGATCCAAAGCGCCGAGCAAACTCAGTTCTTAACTGCGCTATTTACCGATGAGGCTGCGTTTCTTGCGGCAGACCCAAGCAAAACGCACGATGATTGGGTCACTCACTTGCAGGCCTGGCAAGATGTGCATGACACAAGTGAAGAGAAGCTGTTGTCCGCTAGCCTGAAAGCAATGGCGTGGGCTAAAAACACCTCGGGCAGGCGGCTAAAAGAATTGCAGGCCCTGCACGCAGATGTGCGCTCTGCTGTGCGCGAAGACGTCGCCAACGAAGTCTCTCAAGAACCCGTTCACCGCGCAATTCGGTGGCTAGCTAAGGGTGAATCAGTAGTAGACGGGAAAGTCGTAAAAGAAGATGGCCCGCACAAGTTAGACGCAGCGTCCGTGCAGGAGATCCTTAAGGAGGATAGCGCAGCGCAGGAACTTCTAAAAGCCTACACGCGCAAAACCGACGGCCAACATCCCGATGACGTAGCGGTAGAGTTTGGCTTTAACACTGGTGAACAACTCTTGCGGGCAATTTTAGACACCCCAAGCTTGGATACTGTCGTTGACGCTAAGACCGACAAAATCATGCTAGAACGCTACAGCGAGTTCAGTAGCCCAAAAGAGATCGATACCGCTATTCAGAAATCCCTGCGCACCGAGGCCCGGGAACGCTTTTTGGCCGCTCAGTTTAACCACCTAACTCGCTCTCGTAAGCCTGTGCGTGAACAGATGCTGGCTGCTCGGGATACTGCGCGTCGATTGCTTGACGAACGCAAGGTCAAGCTAATCAGCCCCCCCGGTGAACGCATACTAGAGCGCCGTGCGGGTAGGCAACTAGAAGACGCACTGAAGACTGCCGACGCCAAAAATGTGCTACTCGCTGCGCATAAGCAAGTGCTGCAATATGCGCTTGTGAATGAAGCCAACAAGGTCGAAGCCGAGATTACCAAGGCGCTCAAAAAATTTAAGTCCGTGTGGCGTGCCGACGCAGTGCTAGACAAAACTCACAACCTAGATTTCGTCAACGCTGCACGCGCGATACTTAGTTCTTTTGGCTTGGGGCAGGGCACAAAGCTACCTTTGGAGCTCGTAGATAAGATTGCAAAATACCGCCCTGAAGTATTCAAAGAGATCATGCCCCACATCTTGCGGGCCACAAATAATAACACCCTACAAAGCTACCTTGAGCTTAGCGTTGATGATTTTCGCATGGTGCGCGATATTGTCGAGAAACTATTGACTGAGGCTAAGCTCGATAAGCAGCTAACAGATAACACTAAGCAAGTAGAAAAAGCCGCAGCGGTGGCTAAGATGACCGCTGAGTTACGGGCAATGCCTAGCGCAACTACGACCTCTCTGGAGGGACGCCTAGCAACGAAAAAAGAGCGCCTAAGCTTTAGGTTCTTAAGCCTTAAAGCTTGGGGGCGGCGCATGGAGCATTGGACCCGCAAGATCGGCCCCGTGTTTACCAAACACATATTTAGGGAAACGCGTGAACGGTTTAATGACTACCTGCTAGAAAGAAACGTGTATCTGAAAGATTACATTAAGCGCCATGAGAAGCTATCATGGTGGACCTTTAAGGTTCCTGTAGCGATAAACGGGAATACAACATTTGTTTTTGAAGGTCGCAATGACCTCGTTGGCGCGCTAAGCCAATCGGGTACCAAGTCCAATTTAGAAAATTTTCTGCTTGGTTATAAATTGGCAGAAAGAGACTCTACAACAGGTTTAGTTAACACTGCGGAATGGTGGGCGTTTATCGAAGACCAAGTTGCTCAAGGAAGACTGACAGAGGAAGACTTCGATTTTGTGCAAGCTAATTGGGATCAGCATCAAGCGTT